ATCCCTGCAATGGTGCATCAGGGCGTGAATATTTGTGTAGAAAACGGCTTTACCGGCGCAATAGATGAAGAACGCATTGAATGCTGGTTAGATGATGTGAACGTGCCGATCCTTGGCTTTGTCGATCTGCTTGTTGAAGGCTCGATGTTTGCGGAAATGAAAACCAAAGCCCCACGCAAAACAAAGCTGTTAAAAGACGGGTCGCAAGGCTGGGCAAAGGCGACACTGCCTAAAAAGCCGGAGTTCGGCCACATCTGCCAAGCGGCTATTTATTGGCACGCACTGCGCGTCACGCCATCAATCATTTACATAGCAGAACACGATGCCGTTATCTTCAACGCATATAACTGCGAGGAATTGCAAGCAGACGGCATCAATCACGCACTGAATGAAATGCGGCAAAAAGCATTGATCCGGCAAAACCTGTTGACCGTTAGCACCGATCCGAAAGTGCTGGCATCAATTACTGATCCCGATTGGGGTCATATGTATCAGTGGAAAATGAAAACCGAATGGCTTGAAAGGGCAAAAGAGTTATGGAAAATCTGAAACTGCACGCGGCTTTGGCCGATGTCAGAAAGGCGGCTAGTGTCGGCAAATCTGGCAAGAACCCTATGTTCAAAAGCGAATATTCAACGCTTGGCGATGTGCTGACTGCGCTGGATGTGTTGCCCGAATATGGGTTGTCATTTGCACAATATTTTCAAGATGGTGCGCTGGTAACGACAGTGGTGCATTTAGAGACTGGCGAAAAGATTAGCAGTTTTTTGCAGATCAGCCCCGAAAAAGACACGCCGCAGTCGTTCATTAGCTGCGTGACATATTTCCGGCGTGCAAGTTTATTGACGATGTTCGGATTGAATGCGGCTGACGATGATGGTAACTTAGCTAGTCAGCGTGGCGCGGTTCCCTCCCGTCCGCAGCCTGCTAACAAGAGGCCAGTCGCTGCATCCACTCCGGCGGCTGGCCTCGCCTCAAATAATGTTTTAGCTGAAAAATTAGATGCCTGTGCAAGTGTGCGTGATGTCAACGCGCTTTACACAACGCTTTACGGTGCAAGCGGCATAAAAGCACCAGCCGATCAAATAGCAATGTTTTCAAAACGGAAAGAGGAACTATCAAATGTCTGAATATGACAACACTAATCGCGGCGCGATCTTCAAGAATAACGACAAGACCGCCGACAATCAGCCGGACTATACCGGCAAGATCAACGTGGATGGCGTTGAAAAGCGGATTGCGTTGTGGATACGCGAAAGCGCGGCTGGGAATAAATATATGTCAGCTTCGATCAGCGATCCTATGCCACCAAAGGAACAGGATGCGCCAAGGGCAGAACAGATGCAGCCTTTAGCAGATGCGATCCCGTTCTAAAAAACCAACCTATGCACCGGCCTCTAATGCTTTAGGTCGGTGCGTATGGTGCGACAAAACACTGCGCTTTAGTGATCCCGATTGGATCGTGGATGGCGCAAAACAAATTCTGCATCTTGGATGCTTTCGGGAAAGATTGGATATTTTAAATGCAAATCGAAAAGAACGTGCCGATCCCACCAGCGGGTCGCAGCAAGATCGAAATCATCAATGATATGGAAATTGGTGATAGCGTGCTTTGCGAAACTTATGAGCAAGCAATGTCGCTGCGTGACGCGCTGCGGTATCGCGGCCTAAAATACACCACCCGAAAAATGGACGGCAATGGTTGGCGGGTTTGGCGGCTGGAATAGCCGCCTTACTTCTTGCCGAAAAACTTGCTTGCTGAACGCATCCCAAAGCTGGCGGCAACGATAGTGCCAAGCGTATATTGATAATATTGCGGCATCGCCTCAAGTGCAGTAAAGCCATCAGCAACAATAGCCCTGCCCCAATCACCGCAAAACGCCAAGATCAACGGAATGCTGAACAAGATGGTCAACCATTCATCTTTCCAGCTTGTTGATGTGGCATCAGCCATCTTCAAATCCCAGTCGATTTCGCCAGTAGCTTGCTTCTGGGCAATAGTGGCCGCTGCTTTGGCTTGTGCGACCTTTGTTTCTGCCGCTGCCTTGCTGGTTTCAACCTTGCCTTCAAGCCACGTTGATGCAAGATTTGCCAGCGGTGATATCAATAAATTAAGCATCTGATAAAGCCCTCATCCGATCAATAAGTCTGCCAGCCCGATTTGGCACTTGCCTTGCCCACTTGCTGTCGGCTTGTTGGGTGGCGGCCTCGTCATAGTCATAATTAGCTATAGCTGCACGCAGCTTTAAGAAGCGACCCAACCGGCTGCGGCCTAGGTTAAACGCCATATTGGCTAAAATTAGCTGGCATTCTTCCGGCAGATCATCCCAATTTTCAAACAGCGACCGACAATCTTCAACAGTGACAGCGATATCAAGCGCAAATAGCTGACGACAGCGTTCTGGTGTGATCTGCGTGCCGACAGGTTTACCGTGTTCCGCATCAGCTTCGCGGATTAAATGCCCGATGCCGACAGTTGGCAAGCCCAGATGATCCAAATAAATATCTAGCCGCACGCCCTCATCGCTGGCTATTTCTTCGCGTAATTGATCCAAATTCATTTTCTCATCTCCAAAACGTAATCAACCGCTTTATGCCAGCTTTCAACTTCCGCTTCAGCCGTAAACCGCGATGGCGGCAGTCGCTTCGTACTTTGTAAGCACAGCTTTGCGGTGGGCAAGAACAAACAACGTCTGTGCGATGGATCACCGGCAACCAAAGCATAGATATCAAAATCCCTTGGGCTATGCTTGCGCTTGACTTTGCTGCCGTGCGAAAGCTGAAATTGATAAGACGGTTGCCGATGCAGTCTTTGATGCAAAGTCGAAGTTTTAACTTGCACCGACAGATAGCTATTAGCATCGAAAGCCACCAGATCGACAGCCGTTTGTTGACACAATGAAACCTTATGCGTCCCAATCGAGATAATAGCCGCCGCTGCAAGATATTCCCCCATTAGGCCAATTGTGACTGCACTATTTAACAATTACACCAGCCGTTGCTGTTAATACGCCGATAAACAGCCCAATGATAACCACAACCAGACCAACAGCAATAGCCCCTATTTTGAAATTTTCAAGCATCTCTTGCTGGCGTTCGCGTTCTATCTTTCGCTGCGCTGCACGCGCTTCTTTGGCTTGCTGAATACGCTTTTGCCGTTCTGCCAATATACCAGCCCAAGTGCCGTGACCAAATCGGAAGTCAACCATCCGCGCAACTTCGGCAATCTGTTCTGCCGCAAGCCTTGCGTCAATCATTTCCTTTGCAACAGACTGCACGCCAAACTGATCAGCTAGACCCATACCTGTCTTTTTGTTGCTGGCCTCTTGCACTTGCTTTTGGCCGGTGAACAGCGCATCAATCTGACCGGCTATCTGCCCGATATCTTGTGCAGTGGATATGTTGCTTTTTATGAAATCTACGCTGCTTTTGACAAGCGCGATCCCAGCAAGGGCGGTGCTGATTGGTTCCAAGATAGCTGACCTTCCGCAAGAAGCTGACACCGCCACTTCATCGGCATCAAATTAGCAATACTCCCAACGTCCTGCGCTATCTGAAATGCGCGTTTGCGGCAAGCTTCCCGCGTGTCACTATAGATAATCGAATGAAATTCTGTGCAATCAGTCGGTGCGCCAATGACGCACGCCAACACAATCGCTTTAAACATCGTCCTTGCGACCAGTTAAAAACTTAACTGTGTCGGTTTCCCAAATGCGGATTAAAACCCATAGGCCAGTAAACAAAGCGACAACATCGGGCATCATACCGACCCACGCAGCAAATGTGCCTGTGCCAGCCGCAACGTCAATGATCACTTTGTTTTCTTCGTTCATAGATCACCTATGCGTAGGGGCTGTCACCACAGCAAGAAGGCCAAGCTGCCTTTAGGTCTGCAATGCTGGTTGCGCTGTCACCGGCTGTCGGCGCGTCACGCAGGGCTTGCTTATCAGCAACAATCTGCGTTGTGCTTGCGCCGGTTTCTTGCGCTTTCATAAAGTCAGTATCAAGCGCGGCCAATAACGGCGTGCGTGCTTCCCGAACCTTATCAGCAAAGATCGCTTTTGCAGCGTCCAAATCTTCGGTGATCACAGAACCATTTAACACCCAAGCACCACGAAAATCGCGGTTTGCCGGTACTGTGGCAGTGCTTGCGTCTATCTGGTTGCCATCGCGGTCAACGATATAAGTTGCAACAGTCATAATTATCCCCTATGCGGCTATTTTCTCAGTGGTTAAATCGTCTTTAATTTTCCAAGCGTTGCGCCATTCGCGTGTGCTTGGCAATTGATCCTTGTGGCATATTACCATCTTCGGCTTGTTGCCGCTATCCCAAGTCTGCCAAACGTGCCGTGGCAAGTCTTTCATTATAAGATATTCGATGCAATGTTCCATTGTGCCAGCTTCGATTGGCTGTGTTTCGTGCAGCAAATAACCGCGTGTGTGCCGTTTAAAATCTGGCTTGGCCTCATCATCAGCTAATGCCCAATAAACCCAGACCGGCGGCAAAATACCGCCTTGCAAAAAAGCGGCACAAAAGTTTGGATCGGGAACAAGAACCTTGGCACATCCATCAACGTCATCTTCATAAACAACCCGATAATCTGACTGCACACCGTTTAGGTTTTCTTTAGCCCAGCATAGTCGGTCAAATAGGTGTGTGCCTTGGAATGATGGTGTCTGCATTAGGCGAGGTCTCCGTAAACAACTGCATATGCGCTATGTTTGTCAGCGTGTGCGCCAGCAAATGACATAGCAAGCCACTCGCAAGTTGATGTTGTTAAAGGTGTTCGTGCCGATTGAAAGGCTGTATCTACATCAGAGCTTCTTGAACCTGTTACATTTTCTTTTGCATTACCAAACGGCAAATACGATGTGTCATTAAAGCTGTTAGTAAAAACGGTGTCATATTGACCATCCCCATCATCAGTTATAGAACTGACATTGAGTGATTTTCTAGAAACAGGCGTAGAAGCAAGACCGTCTATGTTGGCAAACGCCTTCGCACTACCATTCACAACATAACTTGTATCAAGTGACCCAGCGGTGCTGTGTTCGATTTGGTCTGCTATAATTTTTCCAGCCATTATGCGAGGTCTCCGAATGTGTTAACGCAATTCCTACTTAGATCAGTAGTTCTCTTCGTTGTGCTATAAAATCCGACTGTTCTGTAAGAAGATGTGGAAGGCATATCTGTAAAAAACGCCAACGTAGAATAAGGGTTTGTTATACCGGCGCAAGATAAAGCACCTGCTGAATAATCACCATTGCTCATATTATTCGCAAAATTATAAGTGGCATCAGCGCCAGCATTATCTGTTATTGAGCTTTGATTTAAACTGTCTGCTACAACTTGAGTGTCAAGTTGCGTCCAGTGTTTACACAGACCCTGCTGCAACTGCATAGTCGCCGCACCGCCTTCAGAGGTCACTGTGATGTCACCAGCGTATGTCTTGCCTGTGAGGGTATCTACAATTATTTCGCTCACGCTAAGTCTCCTACTGCCGCAATACTCGCTTGAGTATCATCTGTGTTACTTGCTGTAGCAGAAACATAATTTACATCAACGGAGGTTGAAGTCCACGCACCGTCTGCCTGAGTACCCCTTACCACATCTGTTGTAGAACCTCTGTTGCCACATACACCCTGCAAACAAACAAACGCCGCATCCGTGAAAGCATTTATCCAGTTATGTATTTTGTCGCCATTACCAGAATCAGTAATTGTACTCTGATTAAGTGAGTTGTTTACAGTTACACCTGTATTATCTTGTTCAGAATATGCTTTAAATGCTATCTGCTTCGTCAGTGTGACAGGACTTGTGCCATCTGATCCAACGACTGTATCAACTTTCAAAGTTCCCATTTACGCCACCACCAAATTGCCATTGACCGTCAGCGTTACGCCGGTCGCCACTGTTAAACTAAAAAACGCGCCAGCATTATCACCAGCCGCGATTGTCACATCTGTGTCTAATTGCTGTTCGTGAACGCGGAAAATATCGCCTTTGCCGTTTGTAAGGTCGCCAGTATCACCATTCTCGCCTTGAAAATACGCACCGCCACCGCCGCCACCGCCTGTTGATGGTGCAGCCGTATCTGCCACTTGATCAACGTTAAACAAATTGATCCACGCATCATCGTTTGCGTTGCGCTGCTTCAAAATGTTGGCGGTTGTGTCATACCAAAGCATATAGGCATAAGTCGTGCTTGGTGCAGTTGCGCCGCTGTTTTGCGTTACAGTTGCAGCAAGCGCGTTGTTTAAGTCTGTGCGCGTTGCTGGAAACGTCTGATTTGCAATTGTGTAATCGTGCTGTGCCATCTAAAACCCCGTTGCAACGTAATCAAACAAGCGATCCACTGGATTTGACCCACTATCATAAAACGTGATCGTGAAACCCGTTGCTGATTTACTTGTTATACCATAATAATCGCCAGACTGCATATCCCCAACAGAAATTGACACTGCCAACAGCGTTTTGAACGGCGTTGTGAACGTGATAACCTTTGCCCCAGCACCGCTTTGAATATCGTTATCGCTTTCTGTGCGGGTCGGCAATTTGATTTCCGCAACCAATTCTTCAATAGCTGGCGTTTCAAAGCTGTCAGTGGTTTCCAGTACGGCGCGGAAACGATAACCGCGTGCGGTGTATGATCCAACCACAAATGGCCGATAAGATGTCCACGTTGGCGATGCGTTTGGATCGTCTTGCGTGCTGCTAACGTATAGGTCAACGTCAGTGGTTGCAGATGCCGGTGTGCCGCTATGCTGTGAAAGCTGCGTCAGTTTCATCGTTGCGCTGGCTTGCCCCGTATAAACTGCACCAAGATCAATAATATTGGCAAAATCATATGTGCCAGTGGCCGCAACCGCGCCGCTGCCGCCATCAAATAAGCCGGTGCCGTCGTCAAAGTTTCCGGAAACGCTGTCAAATAGTGCGTTGGTGTCCAGTTGCAGCTTGTTATCAACAACGATCACATCTGTCTTTGATCCGGCGAAAGCGGTGTGTTCTGTTGCACTGTCGGCAAAGTTAAAGCCTTGAACGCTATCAATCAAAGCGATGCTGCTATTTTCGGTTTGTGATACCTTGCCAAACTTATCAACAGCCTTGATCGAATATGTGCCGGTCAAAGCTGGCACTGTAATTGTATTGGCTGGGCGTGCGATCTTTTTAACCAGCGTGCGACTGTTGTTAAATGTCGCGCCAGTGGTCAGCGGTGAATGCCGGACGATATAATGCGACAAATCGCCATCTGGGATCGCAGTCCATTTTAGATCGGCTTGCTGGCCGACAATATTAACTGTAAAGCCGGTAACGTCAGACGGGTCAACGGCAGAACCGGTTATCAAGTGCGTGTCCTCTGTGAAATCAGATTGAACGCCAAGCTGACTGATTGATCTGGCACGCACATCATAGGTTGCTCCAGATTGCACATTTACAAGCGTAAATTTAGTTCCATAGCCAATGCCCAAGCTAGTATAATCGGTGTCGGTTGACAGCTTTGCTTCGACCTCAAACTGTTCGTGGAACGCCGAAGTTGCGGTCACATCAGCAATCAGAACAGAAATTGCTTGCTGGTTATAGCTTTGCAAGTCCTCTGAAACCACAAGGGTCGGGGCGGATATGTTAAAAACATCCGGCAGATTTGTGTTATCTAATGTAAACGCCTTTTCGTCTGCATCCCAATCATAAACCGCGCTATTTGTTTCGCGCAGCAAAAGAC